GTCCAGTGCCACAAGTTGTGAGTCGAAAGACAAGGGTTAAGAGCACTGGATGTGGAGATAAGCGCCCACCAGACACATTCCCTTCCCTCCCTCCCCTAAGCAATAGTCTGTATCTGTGGTGGCGTCTGAGTCGCTTGGTTGCTCTAGCTAATGGGTTAACAGAGATCGGTTCCCAGCCAGCGCCCCTTCATATACGGACTAACCAATCTGCTAGGGGTTTGTCCTATGTATGTCTACATGATCAGTGCTTCATGGGGGAAAGGAGCACTGTTATGACTTCAATTAATAAATGGAGAAATGATATGAGTGATCTACAGAAACTAATGTCCCTGTGTAAGTGTGGCGTATTTGTTAGCGTCAATCTGCACAGAGATTATTATCAGACCGTCGAAGAATACTTTGATGAATTGAAATGCTGTGGTGATCAACGATTAGACGATGATGTGAAAGCCAAGATGATAAAGACGGATACGGTGATCCATATTCAGTTCTATCCTGATACGCCTGGTGGTAGCCACAACATCTATCATCATGACCTAGAAAAGGCGTTTGAAGAATCATTTGAGTGTTTTGGATAAGACAATAACGATCTATGATGTAACAAGCTCTCTCCCTCTTGGCCGTCCTTAGTGGCGGTCTTTTTTCGTCTATGCTTTGTTGTGGTATAATTAAGCTTATTCTTTAAGCAAGGGGGCTATCGTGCCATCTATTAACCCGTTCGGACCAACTGGCAACACCTACAAAGACGTTCGGGAAACCGTCCACACGATGACCTCAGCTCTAGTAGATGGGACCAATGGCAACTGGCAGACGCGGGAAGTAACGGGGGCAGAGACACCCACCTTCAACTTCAACGCACCCGGACAAGCAATTCTTGTCCAATACACTGTTAACGGGGGGTCTTTCATTTGGACTAATGTTGATGTTTGGTTGGGTGAAGTCGAGCCCGGCTCTCTCACTGACGGTGATTACGATTTTGTTTTTAAATCCATAGACGAAGGTACCGTTACCCAAGGTCAACTCAACGGGAAGGTCGGCTAATGTCTTTTTATGCTGCTAGAAAGGCTATGATGATTAATCCTATACCCGCTATAGCTAGATCAGACCACCCTAATCTTGTCGCCATGTGGACTATGGATAATATATCCGGGGCCACACTACTTGATGAGACCGTTAATAATAATGATGGGGCTATTACTGGTGCAACTGCTGTATCTGGGAAAGTAGGCAATGCCCTTGACTTTAATGGGTCAACTGACTTTGTAAGCTTTGGTGATATTCTTGATAGCGTTATAACAGGAGTGGGCAAGAAGTTCACTCTTACTTTTTGGATAAATATAGATAGTTTTGCGTCTATACATATCCCTATCGGAAAAATTGGTAATACTACTGAGCAAGGAGAAGATCAAAGGTCATGGGCGGTAATAGTAAGAACTAACAAAGATTTAGATTTTATATATTACTCTGCTGTAGACGGAACAGCAGCATCCTTAGCAAGAGCAGTGACCGGCATCGACGCTATCGATACTTGGTACATGATCACTTTAACTTTTGATCAGACACAATCTACTACCAGCCAAGCAAAAATATCCGTTAACTCTGTACCTCAGAGTACAAGCTACGTCCTTAGTGCCGCAGATCGAATAGTGGATTCAGCAGCACGAATGTCTCTTGGGGGTCAGATCGGCACAGCGGGGCCGCTGACCAATCCGCTGAATGGCCAAGTAGATGTTATTCGGATCTTTGACAGATTGTTAATCCAAACAGAAGACGAGGATCTTTATAATGGGGGAGTTGGAATATGAGTTTGTATGTAGATGAGCTAGACGGTGAGATTCTTAATATCCACCAGATGAGTAGAAAGAGGAATTGCAGTCTGAACCCGACATCCTCTGAGCAGTACAATATTGATAACCATCAGGTTGCGGTGTTGACGGAGGAAGCCGCCCCGCCTGGCGATGTTGTCTCAGGTACACAGGTAGCAGAACTTCGTGGAGACGGGAAGTGGTATCGTATCTATGATGTCAGCAGCTTTACGGCAGAAGAGATCGTAGCGACTGAAAACGCTTGGGCATCACAAATGCTCACCGAGTCTGATAGGCCTCTGGCTGCACATAACGACTCTCATGGAAGGGCGGTGGGTACTAAGCCCCAGTGGGTTGCATACCGTAACGCGCTCCGTGATCACGTTATTGGGGGAGTAGTGCAGGAAGATCGATCAATAGTTGAAGCTCTGAAGCCAAGTTAAGAGAGGCGCGTTATGGAAGTTTTAGATGGAGTCCAATTTACCAAAGCCCCCGGTATCTATGTTTATGTTGCTACAATAACGGGCAATCCTATTGTGTGGCAGATAAGCGTGGATGGGGGAGCTAATTTTCAGAACATGACGAACGGCTCAATCGCTGCTTCAGAAGACAATATCATATATATGGCAAAGCAATTTACATACAAGGTAACGGTTCCATCTGGAGACACGTTATTTCTCGATATTGCCGATTCTGGTGCATATCTGAAGAGGGGTTAATCATGCCAGGCCATACGAAGAAAGAGCGCAAGAAGACAGCAAAGAAAGTATCACGGAAGATCAAGAAGATCAGATCAGAAGGGAAGTCTCAGAAGCGAGCAGTGGCGCAGGCCATCAATACCGTCAAGAAGCGTAAGAAGGGTTGATATGTGCCCTGATTGCATTAAGGTTAAAGACAAGCCGCTGACCTATACCAAGTGTAGGAATTGCGGTGGATGGCGCGAGATGACCCCAGCGGAGAAGGACCAAGCCAAGAAGCCTTGGCGTTTCGATGGGAGCGGACAAGCTACGAAGAGTTACTAACCGTAGAGGCGGTGAAGATGAACAGTAAACAACAGGCATTCGTAGAGGCGTATTGCTGCAACGGATTCAACGCTACCCAAGCCGCAATCACTGCAGGCTATAGCGAGAAGACCGCCGAATCACAAGCATCCCGTCTGTTAACTAATGTCAAGATCAAAGAAGCTGTTGATGCATTCAAAGCTAAGGCGTCTAAGAAGGCCCTGGTGACCATGGAAGACGTGGTTAATGGATTACTCCTTGAAGCCACAAGCAACGGCGAGGGATGCACTCAGAGCGCTAGGGTGGCAGCATGGAAAGCCCTGACTGACTTCACTGGCGGATTCGATGCTAACGTGAAGAAAGTGGCGGTTGATACTGACGTGGCTTTCAACATGAACTTCAATGGGGAGAAGGGCGATGAGTGATAGGAAAGCTTATAGTGATCCTGTCAGTGTTTCCGATTCAGTCCTATTTCTTAGAAAGACTACTTCGGCCTCTTTGGAATATCATCCTTTGCACTATCTTAAGGACAAAGGCGCTCCGATAGAGGGCTACACCAACCCAAGATGGAAAGAAGGCGTTGAGGTTGAGATGTGGCATGACGATGATCTGAAGGTGACTTGGTTTAAGTGGAGTCTATGAAGACAATAGAATATATAGCCTCACCCACAGCCGCTCGCTTCCATGCCTCCGATAAGGTTGTACGGGGCTTTCTTGGCCCGGTAGGCAATGGCAAGAGCGTATGTTGCATCAACGAGATGCATCGGCTAGCTGTACTCCAGGAGCCTAACTGTGACGGCATAAGACTGACCAAGTGGGCTATCGTTCGTAACACCTACGATATGCTAGAGACAACCACACTCGCCACGTTCAAGCAGTGGATACCTCATGAGATATGCGGGATCACTCTCAAGCCTATGCGGGGGGATATGGATTACCCTCTGCCTGATGGCACCAGGGTGCAATGCAAGTTTATCTTCTTGGCGCTTGATCGACCTGATGACGTTAAGAAGCTTCTATCGCTTGAGGTAACAGGCGTATTCATGAACGAGGCTAAGGAGCTGCCGTATGCGGTCCTTAAAGCGTCCCGTGAGCGTATTGGTCGCTACCCTTCACAGATTGATGGATATGTAGACAAAGGGGCGTATAAAGCTCCACGGGACGAGCAAGGTAACTATAAGCCCTGCACTCGTAAAGCCGTACTGATGGACACAAACCCGCCTGAAGACGATCATTGGTGGTATCAGTTAGCAGAAGAGGGAAGTTTAAGATCCAACAAGACGAGCCAAGCCAAACGTGCAGTCAGTGAGATATTTGATTTCGTTCGTGGTCCATCTCCTCTGCTCAAGATGCCTGATGGCGAATACAAGCCCAACCCTTTAGCTGAGAACATTAAGTTCCTGCCCGGTGGCTATCAGTATTACCTGGATATGATCGCCGGTAACACTGACGATCATATCAATGTGATGGTGATGGGCAACTATGGCACGATCAAAGACGGCAAGCCTGTATATCCTCAGTATAACGACCGCTTACACTGCCCTGAGAAGCCGTTAGGGGTGATTGAAGACCTGCCCATAGGGTTAGGCTGGGATGGTGGACTAACCCCCTCCTGCATCATTGGGCAGATGACACAGCGTGGTCAGCTCCGGGTTATAGCTGAGCTAGTGTCAGAGGATATGGACGTAAGGCAGTTCGCTAGGGATGTTGTTAAGCCGTTCCTACAGCGCAACTTCTACGGCATCGAAGTGGCATTCTCCTACATCGATCCGTCTGGCAAGAATAGAGGTGAAGCAGAGGGAAGGTCTTCGCTAGGGATACTTAATGATGAATATATAGAAGACAATGCTCATGGCGATATAATGCAACCTCTTGATATGGGGTTCGAGACTGAGTACGCCCCAACTAATGACCCGCCCAAACGAATTGATGCGGTGAACAGCTTTATCATCAAGCTGGTTGACGGTGAGCCTGGTTATCTCGTAAGCCGTAAATGCCCTATGATTCGTAAAGGTAAGATCGGCGGATATCAATATAAGCGCGTTCAGGTATCTGGTGAAGATCGGTATAGGGATAAGCCGGACAAGAATAAATACTCTCACCCTGCAGACGCAGAGCAATACATGGCGCTTGGTTTCAGTGGCGGATACGTCAACGATTCGTCTGATGACTGGGATGAATATGAGGATGATTTCAGCGAAGTTAGTGTCATGGGCTATTAATATGAGAAAAGACAATACAAGAACTTATCTAGTACAATATTATAATTGCGGTGATTGGTATCTCACAAAGATAAGCGCCGCTGACTGGAATGACGCTGAGAGCATATGCAGGCGCCATAGTTTGCAGCTCCTAGGCGAACATATGATTACATTAAGGTGGCCCTTTGGCTGGTTACTATCAAAATTCTTTATTTAGGCGGGTGATGGGGTATTAGCATGAAGCTGAAAGATTTAATACAGGCTCTTTCAAAGCCTGATCATGCTGACTTAGATTCAGTAATGGAAATGGAAGTAGAGTTTTGTACAATTAGTTCTGATAGCTTATCTTTGCTGTCAGTCATAACAATGGACTCAGATCAGCGTGATGGGGTACTGATATGGGTGTTACATATTCGATAACATGCAAGGACTGCAAGGTAACCAGGGATCTAGACAAGTTTTACACGTCCGATATATACAAGATTGAAACCAGAGAAGACGCCCTCGAATATAGAGAAAAGATCGAGAAAGACAGTTTCAGAGCTGGTTTACTGGTTTCATTCATGGCTAAGCATAGAACTCATGAATGCGTATATCATAGCGAGTCTGACTGTTTAGACGAATATGAGCCGTTTGAAGATGATGATGGTTTTATAGAAGATACCGACTTCTGGAAGGATAAATAATGGCAATCATTAGCAGCGATGTATCAGATAAAGATATGAAGCGTTGGCACGATGCTATCGACGCTAAGACTATGACGTTTGACCGTTGCATTGAGTTGGCCCCGTTACGCGCCTTACTGATCGAGCATGAGAAGACTGCATCAAACGGGGGCTGTCTTCATATCATCACTGAGGATGGCAACTATGATGATAGCTGTATTGATTACTGTATTGAGTCTATAGAGAGCGGCGAATGGCGTAAGCATCATGCCGAATGGGTAACGGAAGAAGAAGCACTGAATCAGCTGGCCATCGCAAAGCAACTCAGAGAGTTGACAGAGTGGGAGCGCGAGATGGTGGACAACGGAACGACTATGAATGAGGACGTTTTTAACTGCCTCTATAACCTAGATGCTAGCGGAGTGGTGGAAGAATAATGGCAATCATTAGCAGCGATGTAGAAGACCAAGAGCTAGACAAAGAGGAAGACCGGGATATTACCGATCTTGAAGGCGTTGAGCTTCTAGCTGATATGTTCGATGTATCTCAGGGTCCAGACGGACGGGTTATCTTCAGCCCTAAGCCTAACATCGCTGATATGTTCTCTGATGACACGTTGTTAGCTGTCGGGCGTCTAGCTAAGGAAGGATTTGAGGCAGACTTAGACTCAATGACGGATTGGGCGGAGCTAGTAGACTTCGGCCTAGACCTAGTTAAGCAAGAGACACACGCACGTTCTGAGCCTTGGGAAGGGGCATCAAATTTCAAATCTCCTGAACTGATGAAAGCCTCTCTCAAGTTCTCCGACAGGGCATCGACTGAATTGCTCCGTGGTTATGAAATTCTCAAGATTAAAGTCATTGGTAAAGATGCACGGAATCAGAAGTTTGAGAGGGGTGAGCGGGTAGCTGAATTCCAGAACTGGCAGCTAAACGTGGAAATGTCTGAATGGCGTGATGAGCATGAAAAACTAATCTATGACATTCCCTACACTGGAACAGTATTCAAGAAAACCTTCTTCGATGCTCAACTAGGGCGACCAGACTCAAGGCTAGTTACATATCCGAACTTCGCAGTTAGCCAAGACGCCACATCTATCACTCGCTTGCGCCGGTTTAGTGAAATCCACGACTTCAGCGCCAATGAAGTAGAAGAGAAGCAACGGCAGGGACTATGGCTCGATGTAGAATTAAGCTTGGGAGATCGAGAAGACGACTCAGATCAAGAAGCATCTAACGACAAGTTCACTAGCTTTATCGAACAAGACGGATATTTTGATTTAGACAAAGACGGTTACGAAGAGCCTTACACCATCGTGTTCCAAGAATCGACCGGCATAGTTGTAAGAATTACGCCAAGATTCGAGCCTAAAGACGTATTGGTCAAGGATGATAAGAATCGCAGAGCGTCAACGCTTGACCGGCTGATGGCTGATGGAGGGTCATTACCTGAAACTTCTGGTGATCGTGAAGTTGTGCGAATTGATGCACAAGAAAACATTACTAAATATGGATTCCTTCGTGATCCTCAAGGTGGCTTCTTAGACGTTGGTTATGTCCATCTGTTGAGCGCCATCATTTCAGGTATTAACGCAGTTACAAACCAGCTCTTTGATGCAGGCGCATTGGCTAATTTACAAGGCGGCTGGGTAGCGAGAGGGTTCAGAAAAAGGATGGGCACAAGTTCATTCAAGCCTGGTGAGTGGAAACAAACAGGGATTAGCGCTCAAGACCTGCAGAACGGCATCCGCCCTCTGCCATTCAAAGAGCCTAGCCCTACCCTATTCGCGCTATTGCAGTTCATGATTGCTAATGCTAAAGACCTAGCCTCTTCAGCTGATCTCAAAGGGGCTTTGGGTGCTAACACCCCGGTAGGGACAACACTAGCTCTTGTAGATGAACAGTTGGAAGCTACTGGCGCTATTGTTAAACGCTTATATCGGGCTATGTCATCGGAGTTCCGTAAGTTACATGAATTGAATGCTAAGTTTACCGACCCTCTGCAGTATCAGGAGATACTGGATGATGAAGAGGCAAACTTTGAAGCAGACTTCAACCTCACAGGGATGGATATCGTACCGGTTGCGAATCCTGAGATTGCGACTAAAACACAGCGCATCATCCAGGCTAACGCAGAGATTTCACAAGCCCAATTGGTGGCGTTCACGGGTGGCGATGTGCGGCCTATCATCAAGAACTTCTTTGAGGCTATCGGTTCAACGGTAGGTGATGAGGTTTATCCAGAAGAGACCCCGGATCAGCAGTTGCAACGGTTGCTGGCAGAGAATCCACAGCTTGAGCAGCTTATTCTCGGTGAGCAAGAAAGGCTTGATCTAATAGCTTCAGCACAGGCTGACGCATTGGAGAGAGAAGAGGCACGGAAGGACGCTAAACTAGCTATGGACCTAGATAAGGGTGATTCAGAGACAACCCTGAACGAAGCGAAGACCATCAAGACCCTCGAGGAGGCCGAAACAGAAGATACGAAGAACCTTTCGAATCAGTACACAACCGCGCTCCAGCTAGACCAGCAGGAGTTGCAAAACGAGCAGGCTTTGCAGAAGTTAAACCAACCACAGGGGTTGAATGATGGACAACCAGGTAGCAACAACGTTTCTCAATGAGAACATAGAGAATCGATTTAAAAACAGGGACAATTCAATCATCGGAACTAAGACATGTTTCGATTCTATGGGCGGGAAGTACACAACATATGCACAGTTATGGTATGAGTTGCCTTGTCTAACGCATCTATCTACGCTAACAAAGATCACAGAATGGGTTGACTCAATCGTTAACGGCCTGATTAACGCAAAGCAATCAGAGAAGCCCGAAGGCGACGAGGCAAAGATTCGTGATGTGGTTGTTGATTGGCGGATGTTCCCGAAGGTGGAAATAGAAGGCAATAAGATGCACATCATCATGAGATTATCAGTTCACCACAAAGAGCCCTAGGAGGCGAAGCATGACGTTAACCAAAGCGGACCTACAGGATTGGAATAGCCACCCTGTAACCCGAGCAGTATTTAAGAAGATCAAGGAGGAGTTAGAAGGGGCAAGATCAGAGTCTAGCATGATGGACACAGTAGATCAGACAGCGCTTAGAACAGCGTTTAAAGAGGGGTTTATTGAAGGCGCAGAAGCGCTTTTTATGGCCTACGAAGACGCCTTAGAGGAGGCTGAATGATGTATGATTATCAGATAACGACCAGTGAAGGAAGTGTAGTTAATCTAGATGCTGACTGGTTTGACTATACCAGCCAACAACAGGCGCTTTTTTATCACGACAAAGATTTACCAGTATTAGTTGCAGCATTTAACAATCCTGTCAGTGTCATAAATCTCCACTCTTTTGCTGATAAGGAGGCTGAATGATGGATAAAATTGAATATGACAGCCAGCAGCAGGGGTCGACAATTAAGGTAGGAATGGTCTACTTTGACGCCAGAGGAGTAAGGCTAAGTAAGCCATATCTAGGGGTGAAAATTGATGATTCAGACTGGAATGAAGTAAAGCACATCAACGAAATGGCCCTCGAATTTGCCGAACGCAAGCTATCAAAGGGGGTTAAATAATGAATCAACCACCAGTACTACCACTCGGTTATAACGTCCTGGTTGAAATCCTGCCCGTTCAAGTTAAATCTGACAGCGGCATCATCCTCACATCTCACGATGAAGAAAAGCGAGAGCGCAAGGGCCGCGACTTAGCCCGCATCATTGCGTTTGGTCCTACCTCATTCATGGGCTATGCAGGTTGCGAGACGCCTGCTGATTGGGGCGTTGATATAGGTGATATCGTGGAGTTGTCTACGCGGTATGATGGCAAGTTTACCCGCGCCGGGGAATATGGGAAAGAGTTTGAAAACTACCGCTATGTAAACGACCAAGACATTATGGGCTTGGCTAACGGTGACTTTCTAACCATGCTGCAGAAGCAGCTGGAGGATAAGTAAATGTCTGAAGAGCAGATCGCAGAAGCGCTAGGTGCTGAACAGTTGCCAGATGAGGTAAATCAAGTTGAAGAACAACAAGAGGAGCAGCAAGAGGAGCTGAACCTATCCCCTGTAGAGCAGCGGGCATATGATGACGGATGGCGACCAGAAGATCAGTTTGAAGGGAACCCGGATAACTGGAAGACCGCGGGCGAGTATAACCTGTATGGGGAGATGCAATCCCAGGTACGTGATGCCAAGGCTGAGTCCCGGCGCACACAACAGGAGATGGACACACGCATTGCCAACCTGAACAAGCTGCATGCAAAACAACAAGAGAGTGCCATCAATGATCTGAAGGCCAAGCAACGCCAAGCTGTAGAAGAGGCTGACACAGCTCTTTATGATCGGCTTCAAACGCAGATCGAGAACACTGTTGTTGAACCTGTTGTTGATGGCGTTCCGGGTAAAGCTGCAGAGGTTCTTGAATGGGAGGCTAAGAACTCTTGGTGTTCAGATCCTAACGACGAGCGCACAATTCAGGCGAACACCTTTTATCAGATCGCATCGAGTAAGCCCAACGCAACGTATGAGTCAGCGCTTGAATATGTCGATAAGCAACTTGCGAAACTATATCCAGGACAAGCACCCACTAACCCTCGCAGAGAGAGTGTAACCATGACTGAGCAGAGCAGACAGCCGCGACAACGACAGCGGAGCAATAAAGAACTATCGATGAGCGATCTAACCTCCCAGGAAGCGCGCGAGTATGAGCTGTTTGGCAAGTCGATGTTCAAAGATGAGAAGCAGTTTCTGAAATCAGTCCAAGACGCGAGGAAATCATAATGGCTAAGCCCGGACCTAAACCCCGCACTCCAGATCGTGACGGCGAACGTAACTCAGCACGCCCTGCACGCGTACCTATGGGATCAGGTGGCAAACTGTCTGCACCACAACGAGAAGGTTATCAACGCTATTGGTCACTAACCGGCCCTGATCATCCTGGCAAATTGGAGCAGATGAAGGATGCATGGTGGGAGATCGTTAAGCGTGAGGACGGCTCAGATTGGACGGTAGCCGCAGGCAAAGGTAACACTCATGTTCTGATGGAGATCCCCCAACGATACTATGACGAGGATATGGCGGCTCAACAAAAGCGCAATATCGAGACCGATCAAAGCAAGCTCCAGGCTCTAGGTGATTCGGAGTATGTGCCAAAAGGTCAGACGAACGTCGTGGAGCGAGACATTATTTAACGAATAGTGTTTTATATCAGTTTATGCTATAGAATACCCACATAGGGACTCACGCCCGAAGAAAAGTCATGTTCGTCGATGACAGGCGCACCCGGAGTCCCGATAGTCAATTAGTGGTTGGAATGTAGAAGCATACAGCCCCTAATCAATTAGCCAGGTTAGAAGACCGGATTGATTAGTTAAACGTTTGCCCTTTTGGGCTTATTTTTGATTACTCAATTTGAGGATTCTATTATGGCTGGCGGATTTCGTCCCATTCAGGATCTATCCGGGCAAGGTTATACGGGTAAGGTCCAAACATTCGCGGTTGACGCGACCCATGCAACTCTGTTGTCAGTAGGTGATCTAGTCGTTGAGACTGGTAACCTGGAAGCTGCAACAGGTCTTTCCGAAGTCGATGCAATCACTGCTGGTACTGGTAATCTGATTACCGGTGTCATCGTCGCAATCGATACAAACATCTCTGACCTAGAGCAAAAAGGTCTGCCTGCTTCCACAGGTAGCACCATTAAAGTGGCTGTCGACCCCGATATGCTGCTAGAAGCTGAAACCCTTGGCGGTACTTTTGCACTGACTGATGTAGGCGGTAACCTGCCTGTGACCGTCACTGCTGCAACCGCTTCTGGTAACTTGGTCAATTCCAATATGGTCGTTAATACAACCGGTAACGCTTCCAGTTCTACTGAGCAGGTCCGCGTGGTTGGTGTTAAAGACTCAGGGGATATCACCTTCCCTGCTCCCGTAGGTACGACTCTTATTGTTCGTATCAATGAATCCACTGTTAACGGCGCTGTAGGCGTATAAGGAGCAGATCATGGCTGGTGTAATCACAACTGGTAATATCTCGCGCCTTTTAGTCGAAGGCGTCAAAAATGTATTCGGGCAGGAATACGATTCGCATCAAACTCAGCGAACCATGCTGTTTGATACAGAAACCTCCAGCAAATCATTCGAGCAGGATCAACAGTTCGAAGGCTTCGGCCTAGCCCCTGTTAAGCAGGAAGGCGCGGGCGTTGCTTATGATTCGCAACAAGAGGGTTTCTCTCCTAAGTTCCCCAACTTGACATATGCCAAAGGCTTTATTGTCACGCGGGAAGCGATGGAAGATAACCTTTATAACCTGTTTAATCGACGGGCTCGGGCGTTGGCTTTCTCAATGGTTCAAACTCAAGAAGTGGTTGCGGCTAACGTTTATAACCGAGGCTTTAACTCTTCGTTCCTGATGACCGGTGGAGATGGGGTGGAGTTGTTTAGCTTGCTTCACGTCAACGGCCCATCTGATAGCACAACCTTCCAGAACGAGCTGACAGTGCCAGCGGCGTTCAGTGAAACCTCTCTTGAGGATCTGCTGATTGTCATCAACGAGGCTACCGACCCTCGCGGTCTGCGTATCGCTCTACGGGGTGAGCGTCTGATCGTTCCGCCTAAGTTGAGCTTTGACGCTGAGCGGGTGTTGAATTCGGTTCTGCAGAACGATACCGGCGATAACGCAATCAACGCGCTGCGGTCAACAGGGATGCTGCCAGCTGGTCACATGGTTAATAACTATCTGACCTCTGACTCTGCCTGGTTCGTCAAGACCAATGCCCCTGACGGCATGAAACACATGCAGCGTCAGACGGTGCGGTTTGAGGAAGATAACGACTTTGGTACTTCCAATGCTCGTTTCAAGGCTGACTTGCGCGAGGCTTACGGGTGGAGTGATCCACGCGGCGCTTACGCTTCGGCTGGCGTTTAACAATACTGGTGGGGGGATTAGCCTCCCCTCACTGCTTCTAACTTTTGAGGTGGTATTATGGGCTTTACTAATTTTCCTAATGGATTGACCAGTTTTGGCATTCCACAATTGGGCGATGGCATTCCCAGCACGTTTGGCGAATACATTTTTGTTGATCCTGATGCGGTTGGGGCAAACAACGGAAGGAATCGGCGTGATGCGTTTCGAACTGTTGGCCAGGCTGTAACAAAGGCAGCAACCAATACTCACGCGGTTATCATGATGGCTGGTAACTCAGCGCATTCAACCGCAACCGATAATGATGAGCTGACTCTTACCAAGAGCCGAATTCACTTTGTTGGCTTGGGTGGGGGTTCACGTTATCTCGGTCAGCGTACCCGTTGGACTATGGGCGTTACTACCGGGACAGCAATCGCAATCGTTCAGAATACTGGTGTGGGTAATACCTTCACCAACATCAAGTTCGACTCTGCTGATACGCTATCAACCAGCAAGTATGCCTTTGCTGATGGTGGCGAATACACCCAAATGACTAACTGCGAGATCGTTCATTCTGGTCAGCTCGGTGTAGCAACCGCTGCTCCTCTGTTGTGTAACGGTGATTCGGCCTATTACCTGGGTTGTGCAATTGGTTCGCTGGTACATGTCTGGACTGTGGCGGCTCAGAATGTACTGTTTGACCGGGAAACAATCTCCGGGGCGGTAGCGCGTGACGTTATCTTTGAGGATTGCTTCTCTTTGGCTAAAACGACTAACGCTTCGTTTGTCCACCACAGAGGAACAGGCGCAACTGATATCGAACGGATGCTGATCTATAAAGGCGAATGTGGATTCATCAACGCTAAGCTGGGATCAGCTAATCCGGCGCAGTGTGTTGGATTTACATCTGAGCAGACCCAGGGGGATATTGTTATCGGTCCTAACTGTTATGACCGGGGCAATAGCGCAGTTTCAACCACTACCGGAGTGTTTATTTATAACTCTGGAGCACCGGCCAACACCGGCAACTCTGGTATTCAATCAGCATGATCTACGAATATAGGTGCGGGTGCGGAAACAAATGGGAAGAAGTCAGAAAGCTGTCTGATTATTCCCAGCCCGCGTTTTGTGAGTGCGGGGAAGTCGGTAAGCGTGTTCTATCTGCGCTTCCGTCTTCTTCCCGCAGAACTCACCCTGATGTTAAACAGGACATTCATGAACTTGTCGCTGGTGTGCCTGCCAGCAATTACACAGAGATTTAATTCCCTTGCCAAGGACGGCACCCTTTGAGGATTAACAGATGCGTCCGATTCAACTCTTATCTACTCCAGCAGCGGCGGATCTAACGGGTTTCGCAAGCAATGTTACCGGGGATACCTTCACTCTTACAGCTAATGATTCGGGCGATTCACTAGGCCACCAAGTCAGCGTTCGCAACGACACGGCCAATAGTCATGCCGGAAAAACTATTACCCTAGTCGGCACTGATCCAGATGGACGGCCATTGACTGAAGTAGTTACTGGCCCAGGGGTTAGCGCAACAGTCGAATCAGCCGGTTATTTCCTGACTCTAGAGAGCGCAACCCCATCAGCCACTATTGGCGCTGATACGTTTGATATCGGCTGGGTAGATGAATTCTCAACACAATCCATTCCGTTGAATTGGCGTGGTGCAGATGTGGCGTTGAATGTAACTGTATCAGGAACCATCGATTATACAGTTCAACAGACTTTTGATGATGTGCAGTTTGAAAGCGATGCATTCACTTGGAATAACCATTCCGATACTAATCTAGTAACGGCCACAATTACTCTAAACGGGTCTTATAATGAAATCCCCACTGCCACCAGGCTGATTGTTAACTCTTACTCAACAGGGGCCACAGTCGAATATAACGTAGTTTCACGGGATGTTTGATCATGCGCCGCAAGAGCCGCAGGAATAATCTAAAGCTTGGTGATTCAAACGCAATAGATGACATTACCGGGTTTAAGCACAAGCGTTCTGAGATGCGGAAACTTAGTGGCGAACAGAAAGGTTTACTTACCCATAAGCGCAATTGGAACCCGCCTCATCCTCAGTTAAAGATCAAAGGGCGCACAGACAAGATTGCGGTTGAAGACACCAGGGTACGCCCTGCTGATGACTTCTCTGATCCACCTACACAGGATGACTTATAGTGGCAACTTCTGGATCAGTCGATTTCACCATGACAGCCGAAAAGGTTATCGAAAAAGCCTTTGGTAAGATCGGCGTCAAGGTGGCAGAACAAAGCCTACAAGCTTCTGAGATCCAGGATGGGCTCGATGAGCTTAATATCATGCTCAAAGCTTGGCAGGGTCAGGGTTTACACCTGTGGTCTAAAACAGAGGGCGTTATATTCCTTGATAAAGGCAAGACAGACTATCTCCTAGGCGCTACAGGCGACGAAGCGACCGACTTCGATGACTTTGTAAGCACTACCACAACGAACGCTGAGGCGGCCTTAGCGGTCGTTATAGAGGTATCTGACACAACCGGAATGATTGCCTTGGATAACGTGGGCATCGCGTTGGATTCAGGTATTCGCCATTGGACGACCATTGTTAGCGTCGATTCGCCCACTCAGATCACCATCACCACAGGCATTCCTACCGTATCAGAAGCCGGAAGCACTGTTTTCACCTTCACCGACCTGATTAAAAGACCTTTGCGGGTAATTGGTGCTCGTCGTAAGACGTTTAATGTCGATTCCGAGATCGAAGTACCGGTTATGTCGCGGTTTGACTACTTCAACCAGCCTGCTAAAGAAGCTCAAGGCACTGTGGTTAACTATTACTACTCTCCTCAGCTCGGTAATGGTCGGTTTTATGTATGGCAAACAGCAGATAGCATTGATGACTTCGTGCGCATTACTTACGAGCGTCCGATTGAGGATATTGACGACAAAGAAAACAACCTAGACATGCCTGTTGAGTGGTTGCAGGCAATTATCTATAACCTGGCTGCTAGATTGGCCGATGATTATGATGCGCCAGTAGCTAAGGTTCAAAGCGTGATCGGTAAAGCGGCGGTGTTCCTCGAGAACATCTTAGGCTTTGATGAGGAGCCTAGTTCACTGTTAATCCAGCCGGAGTTTGACTGATGCCGCGGGTTCAACTGGAGATAGGCACAGGGTTCTATCAGAGCGCTTCTCTGCCATTAGCGGCGCAAAGGTGCATCAATCAATACCCTGTGATTCCTCAAGCCACAGCGCTCAATCAGAGGGCTTTATTCGGCTGCCCAGGAACTAAGACGCTCTCAACTTCAGGCGATACCATCAGCGGATCTAATCGCGGTTCCCAAATCATGAAGGGAGTGGGGTATTTCATTAATGGAACTCGGCTTTATTCCCTAACTACTGGTGGTGTTGTTGTAGATATCGGAGCCATTACAGGGACAGGGGAGGTTTCACTAGCTAACAACGGTCAATTCCTTGTCATTGTTGTACCTGGTGGCGATGCTTTTGCATTCGATAACGTAGCCGATACGCTCACCCAGATTACAGATGTAGACTTTATCACCTCTAACACAGTGGTATTTAAAGACGGGTTCTTTGTCTTCTCTGCAGCAGATGGAAGCGTATTCTTTAATTCTGCCCTCAATGATCCCTTTACTTATGACGCGCTGGACTTTGGAACAGCAGAAATTAATCCTGATCGTATTGTTGCTTTGCATGTTAACCATAATGAGTTGTTTGTAACTGGTGAGCAGACGATAGAGCTATTCCAGAATGTGGGTGGATCAGGCTTCCCATTTCAACGTATCCCTGGCGCGAATATCCAAAAAGGCGTCTATGCAAAGTTCAGCCTGGCTGAGTTTGACAACACGTTTGTATTTGTTGGTGGGGGAGAGAACGAGGAGCCTGCAATTTGGAAAGTAACTGGATCAAGTTCAGTCCAGAAGATTTCAACCAGCGCGATTGATAACGCTATTCAGAAGTTTACTGAGGCAGAGATAGAAAGGGCATTCTCATGGACATACCAAGAAGGCGGCAACTTCTTTGTAGGGTTCACGTTTGAAAGCTCTAGGATACCCTCTAAGACGTTTGTTTATGATGCCACTACTAGCGCACTAGCTGGCGGCTCAACATGGCATGAGAGACAGACAGGAGTCACAGACAACAGGTGGCGCGTTAACTCCATGATCAGGCTAGGCGGAAAGCTGCTGGTTGGTGATCAGGTCGACGGTCGAATTGGAGAGTTGGATTTAGAGACCTTTGACGAATATGGAAACGTTTTGTTCTGGTCTAAATCGTCTGCTCCATTCTCTAATCAAGGCATGAGTTCGTTCTTTGGTGAAGTTGAGTTATTTATGCAAGCGGGTGAGGGTTTAACTACAGGCCAGGGTTCTGATCCAGTTGTAAGAATGGACTTCTCCGATAGCGGGGGAAGGGCCGGGACGTTCTCAAGTGAGTTCAGCCGTAACTATGGTAAAATTGGAGAATTCAATCAAAGAACTATTTGGCGCAGGCAGGGAGACATCCCTAATTCAAGGGTTATAAGGTTTAGCGGATCTGATCCAGTTATCCGTAATATTCTTAAGCTTGAAGCCAACGCGGAGAGCGGCACACAATGACGCATTTGATACCGCCAAGACGAGGAGAGGTATTAACCAATAAGGGCATGGGTACAACTCGCCTGATGGAATACCTTGAGCGTCTGACTGGTACCGTTAATGATTCAGCCGATTCTGTAGATGCTCAAATCATTCAAAACCTGTCATCAGCAGTATTCGCGCTACAGGTTCAGATTGGTTCAGGTGATGCGCTAACATCTGACACGGATAGTTTAACAGTAGATTCTGATATTCTTTTTATAGATCAGACGGAGGCTTGATTTTGATTGACTTCCAAGATGAAAAGATAGTTAAGGTTGATCTTTCACAAAAGCGAGTGATCATCTTAACATTGAAAGACGGTATAGAAATAAGTCTATTTATCGATGAAATAGAAGAAATAAACAACCTGATAAAGATAGATAACCCGACGACTAAAAGGCGTTATTAATCATGCCCCAGCAATTGATAGGCGTAGGAGCAGCGGCCAACGATGGTACGGGCGATAATTGGCGTGACGCTCTTATTAAAGTAAACGACAATTTCACTGAATTGTTTGATACAGGGAACCCAACGCAACGAGTAATCATAAACGCTCTGGCTGATTTCCCTACTCCTGTGTCTAACGTAATCACATTAGCTAACGACACCGAATATTTGCTAGGCGATGATATTAGTCTTGGGCTCAATGAGCTTGTTATGGGTGACGGTTGCGCAGTTTCAGGAATAGAATCTATTGCTATTACGCTGACCTATACCGGGACTGGTGATATGTTCACTATCCTAAACAATACGGCACGAATCAGCGATATATCGCTATCGTGTGCAACTGGTCGGGTTATTAACTTCTCAGATAATACAGACACGTTATTCAGGATGAACGATTGCACTGTCACATGCGCCACATTTGGATTGTTTAATAGCTCAGGAGCAAGTGGATCAACAACACGATTCACAAACGTCAGCCCAGCGTCGATAACCTCTAGCGGCTGTACGATTACAGGTGGCTGGAATACCTGGCTTTGGGAGGTATCAGCAACAAATATAACAGGCGGAACATTTTTCAATTTCGGGACGGCAACATTTGATGCGATAGTTTTAGATTTGGTATTGGCGAATCTTGGAGCCGGGACAACATTAATTAACGGCGCCGTATCATCTGCAAACATAAACGCAGGCGGGACAGCGATTATTACCCGAATGCTTACATCAGGTTCAGGGGCTATTCTTTCTGGTGTGACTGTTGATGATGCATTATGGAATTTCCACCATAATGATGATATAGCGGATACTCGTCCAGACGGTTTATTGTCAATGCAAGGAAATGCAGTTAATACAGTAATTGCAGTAGCAGGCACCCCCGTGCTAATAGCGGGAACATGGGTTGTCGAAAGGGCGAGTCAGTTCACTGGAACAACGGCGGGCAGACTGACCTATGACGGGGGAAAAGACGCGACTTTGCCAATAACTGGGTCGTTTACAGTAGAACCTGATTCGGGAGGCGCTGTTAATATTTCTATTGAAGTTGCCATAGATGGGAGCGTAATCCCCGGTTCAAAACGTACAGGTAACACATCTGCAGGGAACCCGATATCTGTTACGGTCCCATGGCAAGAGATTTTCTCTACTGCTACTTTTGTAGAATATTTTGTGACAAATGAGACAACAACAGTAGATATTCTTGTGTCTAGCGCAGTTGGGAGAGTTAACTAATGGCAACTACTGTATTAGTTAACAGCGTTCAGAACTCGCTGACAAACACTATACAGAAGTTTTATACATCTCCTGCTGATGGTGCCGGGACAGTAATTACAGCTTTCACGGCGACGAATAACACAGGGTCGAACAGAACTTATAAGGCTTATATATTCGCATCAGGGGCAACAAGTGTTGAAGCGGTCACTCCATTAAAGATTGTAATTCGGAATCGCTTTGATCCAGGTAATGCAATTGTTAACCATGTTATACCGCCTGGGGGAACATTGAGAATGGAAACAGATTTGTTGGATACCATTGTTTATCGTGTAACCGGAAATGAACTTTCATAAGTAGGTAATTAATTATGCCAGCAGCAGGAGCAGCAGGACCAAGAGGGGGAAGAGGAGGCGCTGAAACTGGTGGTTTCGGTAGTCGAGGAGGCTTAGGCTCAGCGGGCGGGTCAACTGGTGCGCTAGGTCGTGGTATTGCTGAAGCGTCTAGGCGTTCACGTGAGCTTGAAAGAGAGCGAGCGCCCACGTCAAAGGATCTTGGTCAACGAGCACTAGCGGCCGGTCGTTCTCGTTTTGGACAATCTCTGATTGAGAAACTTAAAAGCCCAGAAGCTTTGGGTGCTTTAGGCGGAGCAGTTATAGGTACTCTTGCAGGGGTCGGTCCATTAGCTGGGGCAAAACTCGGTGTGGATTTCGCAAGAAGCGGTCTTTTCTCTTCTGAGGCTGAAAAAGGCGAAGGGTTTGATTCTTTCGGCCCGACTCAAGAAGCTCAAGCAGCACAGCCATCGGCTGCTCAACCTGGTCAAACTCAACAACTAGGTGGGCAGGCTCTTGCTGGCATCTCTCCGGGTGGTGGAGCGGGGGTAGACTCAACAGGCCAGCCGGCTCAAGAACTAGCAGCAGCAGGAAGAACAAGCGGTCTAGCACAGGCACCCCAGCAATTAGCTTTCCAGCCGCCTCAGAATCAATTTCTTAATCGACTAGGCCCATTGCCTGCGGTTAACTTGCAAGCGTTCCCAGGCGCTTTAGGGAGGGTTTAACGTGGTTGATTTTCTTGATCCAACAGGAGCACAAGCAGCAGCAGAGGAAGCGGCTAGGGTTCAGTCTCAAGCGGCGGTGTCGGCTGTTCCTATTCAACAACAGGCTTTCCTTGGTGCTCAACAGAATATCCAACCATTCGTAGGGGTCGGACAGGCAGCACTTGGAAGTCGCGCGGCTCTAGCTGGGCTTGGCGGGCAAGCCGGACAAGAGGCCGCGTTTGCTCAGATTGCTGAATCACCTGGACAGAGGTTTATCCGTGATCGACAACAACGCGCATTATTGCGTAATGCTTCGGCTATCGGTGGCTTAGGTGGTGGCAATATTCGCACAGCCTTACAAGAACAGGCGGCAGGGTTTGCGGCTCAAGACATAGGCGCACAAAGGCAGGAACTTGCTCAGCTATCAGGAGGAGGGTTGCAGGCTGCAGGGACGCTAGGCGGTCTAGGAGCAGCCACAGCAGGGAATATAGCCGATCTAACACAAGCAGAGGCAGCAGCAAGAGCAACTGGTATACTTGGCTCACAACAGGCGCAAGCTTCAGGAGTAGAACAAGCTCTAGGTCTTGCAACCACACTAGCGAGCATTTTTGGGTGATATTATGGTTTTAGCACCATTACAATTTAGCGGTAGGTCACTTGCTCCCGATTTGCTTGGTGGTATCCAGCAGGGGCAGCAGGTCTTGCAGGGTGAAAACATCCTCCAACAGCAACAACTGGGTATTCAGCAGACTCAGCAACGGCAGGCCCAGGAGCAGCAACAGGCCCAACAATTAGCCCAACAGCAAGAGGTTGCCCGTGGCTTGGCTCAACGTAGCGCACAAGGCCAGCCGATACAGACAGGAGCAGAGCTTGCTCAGTTGTTTATCGACAATCCTGATCTAGCACAGACTGTTCAGGACTCTGCTGGTGCGCGCACAGAGTTCCAGAAGAATGATCTGGCTGAGTTCGGGTTTCAGTTAGAGCAATTGTCTGGAAACGAACAAGCCCAGCAGCAACTAATCCAGCAGCGTGTTCAGAATCTCACAGACCAAGGGCGTGACCCAAGTGATACGGCTGCATTGTTACAGGCAGATCCTAATCGAAGGGCGCAATTTGCTCGTACTGTTCAGCTTGCGGCTTTGAATAACGAAGAACGGCTGGAGATTGCAGGAGGTGGCAGACAGGGGCTGGCTTCAGCTAAGACTGAGTTTCTACCTGGCGGGGGTTCGCTTCAAGCTCTACCTAATGGCGAGATCGTAGCAAAAGATGAGCAGAATAGAGTCGTTACAGGACAGGAACGCCAAGACTTGCTAGACCGATCTAAAGACTTTCAACTTGAGATAGCACAGGGCAAGGCAGATATTGCCGTTAGAAAAGCTGGTGAAGTAGCAGCGGCCCAGGCTGGAGTTAAGCTTGAAACAGAGCCTGAGATTCAGGCCAGGGTGAAACAAGCATCGACGGAGGCAGATAAAAAAGAGATCAGAGAACAATCCTCGATTGATAGGGGGATAACTGCCGCTGACTCAACCGCCAATATCCGTAGAGCTGTATCGTTATTAGATACCGTTAAAACTGGTGGATTTGATGCCGCGCTGGTTAGGGCTAAACAGATATTTGGTATTGAGGGTGCAGATGAGGGCGAATTATCCTCTAATCTAGGAAAGGCCATCATCGCCCAACTTCGAGAGACATTCGGGGCCGCGTTTACTAAATCTGAGGGTGATAAACTAGATAGGATTGAGGCATCGTTTACCAAATCACCAGCATCTAACCGCAGACTGCTTAATAACACTTTGAAGCTTATGGAGCGTTTAGCTAACAGAGGTCTAAAAGCAGCAGAGTCGAGAGAGGATGATTTCGCTATTCAATCAATCACCGATGCGCTCACGTTTGAGTTAGGTGATGAGGCCACTAACACGCGGCGTATAAAGTTGGACGCACAAGGGAATATAGTACAATGACCATTGAGGCGGAGCTTCCAGACGGCACAATCCTTGAATTCCCCGACGGCACTTCTGACCAAGTAATTCAGAACGCTGCTAAGAGCCAGTTAGGTATAGCTGAACAGGCTGCCACTATTGCTCCACAGGAGGCACCACAACCAGCGCCACAGATTACGCCCGTTGTATTGCCAGTACCGCAGCCACAACAACAGGTTGTAACGGAAGAGCCTCAGCAACAGATCACACCAACACAACAGGAGCCTGTAGAGCAACAACCTGACATCTTACAGCAGGCGGGCCAGTTTGCTGCTGAAAACATACCAGGGTTTAGCGCTGCTTCAGAATTCGCAGGCGGGGCAAATGAGGCTATTATTGAATTAGTGGATTTCTTCGGCACTAAATCAATCAATGATATTCTAAAATTGACAGGTTCAGAGGCTAGAATTCCAGAACTAGGAAAGACTGAGTTTGGTCAACGAGTAACAGCGCAGGCATTGCCTGAAGGACTCGCGCAGGAAGTCTTAAGGAGTGCTGGCAAATTTTCGACAAGTGCGGTAGGGTTCGGCGGATTGATCCGTGGAATAGCTAAAGAACTACCTAGATTATCGGCTTTGGCAGGAGGCGGCGTGCGTACAGATATAGCCGCAGGTGCTGGCGCAGGAGTTGGTGCTGAGCTAGGTGAGGAGGTTGGCGGTGAGACAGGAAGGACTATTGGTTCTATTGTTGGTGCTTTTGCTCCTGGGGCAACTCTCCTAGCGGCGCGCGAAACAGGCAGAGGGATACTTGCAAAGGCTTCTCCTGATATCCAACTGTTGAAGAATACCGCTAGGGATCTGTATAAACGGATTGATGGGTTAGGGGTCACGGTTAAACCTAAGGCTGTTGATGATCTATCGAAAGGACTAGCGCAAACGGTCCGCAAAGAAGGATTTAATACACGAATTCATCCAAAGGTATCTGCTGCATTAGATGAGTTTGGAACGGCTGCAGCAAGCGGAGCACAGACGCTATCAGAGATTGATATCCTGCGTAGGGTCGCCCAATCAGCAGCAAAAAGCATTGAGCCTGATGAGGCGCGTTTAGGGTCGATCATGATCAACAAGATCGATGATTTCCTAGATGGTCTTGGTCCTGCAAATCTAACTGGCGGAAAACAATCTGATGCTGGGTTGTTGTTCAAACAGGCCAGAGGGTTATGGGGAAGGGCTAGAAAAGGAGAGCTTTTAGAGGAAGCTTTCGAAAAAGCGGGGTTACAGGCTAGTGGTTTTGAAAACGGGATAAGAGTTCAGTTCAGATCAATATTGAACAACAAGAAAAAACTTAAGGGGTTTAACAAGGAAGAAATTGCAGCGATGCGTAAAGTTGTTCAGGGTGGTCGGGCTGAAAACATCGCCAAAGCTTTAGGAAGGTTCGGATTCACAGAAGGTCAATCAACCAGCATGTTACTTGGTTCGCTAGGTGTCGCCGGTGGTGCGATTGTTGGTGGTGCTCCTGGTGCTGTAGCGGTTCCATTATTGGGTCAATTGTCCAGAAACCTAGCCCAGAGACTAACCAGGAAGAATGCCGAGTTTGCTTCTCAAATCGTTAGAGCAGGCAAAGACGGTAAAAAAATAGCAGAGACATACCTTAAAAACACGCCAAAGGATCAGCGGAGTTCTGAAGAGTTGACGCAGATTCTAGTCAACACAAAGGCAGACCTGAGCGGGATTAAAAACTCACCAAATAAGATTTTCAGTGACTCAGCGTTCTTTGCAGCATTTTTAGCTGACCAAAACCAGGAGCAGTAATAATGGCCTCAAGATTCATCATGCCGACAGCAGACGTAGGTTCTGGAATCACTCCTTCTGATGGCGCAACGCTCACATTCACGGAAACTGGAACCGACACGCCCAAAGACACCTTTACCACTGAGGCGGCAACAGTTGCCAATTCTAACCCTGTCGTTGCAGACGCCACTGGTGTATTTCCTGACATTTTTCTAGTCGGTACATATCGGGTACGTCTTAAAGACAAAAACGGAGTGCAGACAGGTTTCGGGGTGGCTGATCCTGTAACCGCTGATTCTGCAGCACTAACATCCTATAACCAGGGTTCTGCCAATGCAGTTGATAGAACCCTGGAAGACAAGAACCAAGAGATTATTAGCATATTTGACTTTATCGGTGATGACGCAGATGGAACAGGCGCAACTGATTATCAAACGGGGATCGTAAACGCTGTAGCAGAGGCTAATACGAGAGGCGCTTTTCTATTATGGCCTCATGGCGTAGGTGGAAGGACTTATCTGACGAGTGCCACCATCCCTAATCTCCACGATGTAACACATGTTGGCCCAGGTATAATCAAACGTGGATCGGATCTGTTCCACATCACGCCAGACCCAACTACTACCAATATTATTTACGCATCATTGACCGGCAGCGCGACTAATGACGGCCTGAGTTCAAGCGAGCCTATCTCTACTCTTCAGGGTGCGATTGATGTATTACCTAACTATGGCCCTTTGCTAAAAGGTACATGGGCTATTCAATTAACAGCAGCCACATTCGCTCGCGGGCGATTCCCAGACGGGGGATTGTTGTCGGATCTGCCTATTGAAGTTAGGGGTGTGGCTGTGGGTGGTCATCCAAATGTTCCTACTACTAAAGTTACCGAGGGGGCTAATGGAATAACAGCCGAAGGCATCAGGATTAGAGAAGGTACTCGAGTAAAATGCTCGAATATCCTCTTTGAAGGATTCAACGGGTCCACAGCATCAGGCGGCTTCACTGCTGGAGATGACTGTGAAGCAACAACTGATAACTGCCATTTTACAAACTGTACTTTTGGAGTATCCGGGGCTCAGTATACTCATGTTGATGTAAAGGGAGGGATCTTTGATGGAAACGGATTTGATTCGTCGGCAGTTCCGTTTGCTACAGGGGCGGGGATCAGGGGTTTATTCCATACAAAATTTTCAGTAGGCACGCAGAGTGCAGGCGATTTAACGCAAGGCCCAATCCTACGGAATAATAATTTCGGAGTTTACACACAGGAGCATGTAAACGGGCATCTGGATTTCTGCACGATAGAAGATAACACCCACGGAGTTCGGTTAAACGTGGCATCCCGTTTAAACATGGACGGCACATCGTTTAAAAGACAAACGGCGGCTGCTATTTGGGCAGAGACGAATAGTGTCGTATCGTTCTCAAGTAACACTGTATTCGGAACCGGAGCGGACGCAAACGCGATCAACACAATCGCAAATACAGGTGCTGTAGTCGATCCTGATCTGATGATCACTGAGGCCGTTGGTGCAGCTACATCTGAACGTTGCATAGAACGCGACATCATCAATCAGGTAGTAAGCACTACGGGTGCAACCGTAATATTCCAGGTGAATTTAAAGGCGGAATTGTGGCGTGATAGCTCCGCTTCTCCTTCTGGCATGAAACTCGTAAGATTTAAGATATCAGGGACTCTCAATGGCACTACCGATACCAAGCGCTTACAGATGAGATTCGGGACTTCGCAGACAAGCGTCACGTTTACAGCAAGTGAAACCGGCGCGTTTGAATGTGAAGGCAAGGTGTTCATAGGTGTGAACCCAATCGGGACGCAGTATGAGATAATTACTGCCTTTAGAAACGGCGGAGGCGGAACCCGAGTTGGTACTGCTGTACCCACAGAGGCTATGACTTCTGATACTCCGTTTAATATAGAGATATTGGTTGGAAATGTGGCCGATAATGTTACCGTCAACGTATTGGAAGTTTGGGTGGGTGGTCTGTAAACAGAACGAGATTGGACATAATCATGGGTGATCTAACTAAAAATATTAGCCGCCACGAATTAGCCTGCAGGTGCGGTTGCGAGCTTGACTCAATGGATGTAAAGACCATTGAGATTGTTCAGGAGTGCTGCGATCACTTTGCAGATATTCTAACTGTTGATAGAGTCGTGCTTAATATTAACAGCGCAGCTCGATGTTTTGAATATAACCGAAAGCCGATCAGTCTTGGTGGCCCTGGGAGCACTGACGGGTCACAGCATCCAAGATGCAGAGCGATGGACTTCAGTATAAGCAATGTCAGCCCTATTGATGTCTATGCTTACCTTGTGACGAGATACCCTGATAGGTATGGTTTCGGTAAGTATTCGACCTTCACGCACGCAGACAGCCGGTCTAATGGTCCGGCGAGGTGGGGATAATGATTGGTTTTATAAAAGGTCTTTTTGGCTCGGGTATTGTCGGCTCAATTGAACGACTTGCAAGCGAAGCCATCGAGACAGATATGGAATCGGCAGAAGCCAAATCTCTTTGGATTAAGACGCTTGACCCTAATGG